CGCGTACACCGCGGCGCACCACTCGTACGCCGACCGCTGCCACGGATCCACCCCAGCCAGAGCGAGGTGTCCCAGCGTTTCCGGCTGCACGCTGTACTGGAGTAGTCGATGCCCCTCCCACCACCGGCGTCCCGTCACCAGCTCCAGCACCTGGTGCACGGCATCGGTCAGGGCCCGCGAGGTGACGGTGCCGTCGAGCGTCAGCCGTCCGATCGTGTTGCGCGCGTCGTCGTCCAGCCAGCGGATCACGTCCAGCTCGGTGCGGATGGTTGTCCACTCAGCCGCAGGACGCCACGCCAGAGCGAAGGCCAGGGCGCCGATCCGTATCGGCACCGGGCCCCGCGACAGAGGGGCGACGACATCACGCATCGGGCTGGGCGGCCTCCATCTTGTCCGCGATCTGCGTGACCACGGTGAGGAGCTGGTCGAACGCGGCCAGGATGTCCTGGCCGTCGAGGCGGCCCTTGAGCAGGTCGCCCATGACCGTGTCCCACGCCTTTTCGCTGATGCAGTTCTTGATGAGGGCGCCGGCCGCCTGCATCTTGACCTGCGCGCTGGCGTCCATGGAGAGGACGAGGAAGAGCCGTGTCAGCGTGTCCTCGTCGGGCATGGTCATCGGGTATTCGACGCCCTTGATGGTCAGCTTAAGATCGGGTGTGCCGATCGTGGTGGTGTCGTCCATAGCACCAGCCTATCGCTGAGTGATGTCGTAGCCGCGGTTACGCGCTACGTCGGTGAGCGCGCGGTCGAGGAACGGGCGTGCCCGGGTGCCGGGGTGGTGGACGACCATGGCGTACACAGTCCGGCCGCCGACCTTGAACCTCAGGGCCTTTGCCCGCTTTGGGCGGATAATGTGTGGCTTGGTGCCGTCGTTCACCATCGGCGCGTAGTCGACGTCCGACCCCACCGTCCACCGCTGCCGCAGCCCGAAGATGCTGCGGCGCTCGACACGGATCGACGCCCGCAGGCGGCCGGTGTCCACCGGCGCCAGGACCTTGGCGCGCGCCACAACCTGCCGGGCCGCAGCATCACCCTCACGCCGACTCGTCGCCGAGAACGTCCTCGACAGGGCTGCCCTGTCCAGCCGGATCCTCGCCATCGGGTCCTCCCAGTTCCTCGACGATCTCCACCACACCGACCGCGATCCACCCGGCCACGACCGAGTCCACGTGCACCTCGGCCTCGTCCCCCTGCCGGAAGCCGTCGAACGCGATCCGAACCCGGACGCGGGCACGACGGTGGTACTCGGTGAGAGGGGTCTTCTTGCGGGTCATCAGCAGCACGCCTCCATCGAGACACTCACGGTCATGCGGCCGCCGAGGCAGTTCGCGTCGGGGCCGACGGGTTCGTACAGGCCGACCGCCACCGCGTTGATGCGCAGCGAGTCGGGGTCGGAGAAGGCGCAGCAGACGGCGGCTTCCATGGCCTTCCAGTCGGCGTCCAGCTTGGCGGCGAGGGTGTCCCACTGGGTTGCCGAGACGATCGCGCCTGCGTCGGGGGTGGGCATGCAGCGGTAGACGCCGAGCTCCAGGGTGAGGACGCGTTCGTTCATGAAGCAGCCGCTCGCCGCCATGCGGTCGGTAACGTCGCGGACGCCGTCGACACCTGCGATGCGGACGTAACCGAGGCCGAGGCAGCACTCATCCTCGCCGGTCGAGGCGAGCATGGGGATGACCTGCTCGCCTGCCCGCAGCATGACCCGCTCGGATGGGACCGGCCACGGGTGCGGGTTCTGGAGCTGGGTGGCGAGACAGCCGACGAGGAGCTGCGCGAGGCTGAGGGCCTGCGTCACGAGAACCTCCCGCGGTACCTGTCCACCGAGGCCACACGCGACCGCTGAGCCCGCCGCGCGGGGTTCACGGACCGGATCCACAGGTCGACGGACTGGATGCCCGTCAGCCCCTCCTCCGCCACGGTGGTGGGGTCGACCATCTGGATGTCCACCCCGGCCCGGGACAGGGACGCCATCTGCTGCGGCAGCGAGCACTCGGCGCCCACGCACGCCTTCGCGATCTCGCACGCATACTCACCCGCCGCGATCCGCCCGGCGGCGGGAAGGGGACGGCCCGGCTGGTAGGTGATGACGAACGAGCCCTCCTCGCCGGGCTCGACGTTCATGTCCTGGCACTGCGGCCAGCACAGCCCGTCGATCCGCACCAGGCGCGGGACCCCTCGCCACGAATCCAGCCGGTACGCGGCAGGGTCGAGGGTCAGACCGTCGACAGTGACCGAAGTGACCGAAGCTACGGATGTCGGAAATGGGACCTCGCAGGCGGCGGCGCAGGAGCAACCGCCCGTGCAGCCGCAGTTCCGCCACACGCCGGCGTCGATGTACGGCAGCATCCACGGGCCACCGCCTGCGGACACGCCGGGGGTGCCGACCGGCCACGACATGTAGCCCGGACCCGACGCGCACTTCGGCCCGCACGGCCGGTAGGCCACAGGGCACTGCGCGAACTGGCGGCCGGTGAGCGCGTCGAGGATGGCCACGGCGAACGTCGTCGCCCTGGCCTGCACCTCAGGCGTGTACGTGTCCCAGTCTGGGCAGCAGCTGGTATCGATGGGCCACTCGCAGGGGCCCGGCGGTTCAGGGGTCGTCATCCTCGGTCCCTACGGTGAGGGGGTCCTGGCCGGGAGCCGTCGGCCAGGACCCCAGCCATCACGGAGCGGGCAGCGTCACCGCGCCACACGCCGGCGTCGGGAGCGGCGCCGACGACACCTCGTAGTGCATCGGCTGCGTCGCGCCGATCGGGGTGAGGAGCGGCTCCAGCGTCGCGGGCGTGGTGGCGTCCCGGCGGATGTCGTACGGGCCGACGCCCCAGTTCCCGCCGTACACGGCCCGGGCGGTCAGGGTGATGGTGAGCGCGTCGTTCTGGACGACCCACTCACCCCACTGGGCGTCCTTGAGCCACGGGAACAGCCAGTACCCGTACTTGGTGTTGCCCGCCGGGTCGCAGGCCTGGCCGGTGATGCCCGACCACATCTCCAGCGCGAAGGACGCGGAGCCGGTGAGGTCAGCGTCGAGCCTGAAACCCACGGTGTTGGGGGTGGGGGTGGCGTCGTCGAGGACGAGCGGGTCACCCGTGATCAGGTTGATCATCGTCGGGTCCAGGGTGCAGATCACCAGGGACACGTCGACCCACCGCAGGTCCACCGCCCCGCGGTCGTCGATGCACCGGTCCCCGTTGGCGTCGACCGTGCTGATCTCGGTCGGGTCCGAGTAGTTCGGCGTGAACGTGCCGCTGACGAAGGCCTTGGCGACCAGGGACGATCCCGCCCCGGTCACCACCGTGCCGCACTCGTTCAGCTTGGTGATGCGCAGCATCTTGCCGCGCGACATGCTGGCGCACTCGACAGCCATCAGTCATCCTCCTTCTTCGCGCGGCGTCGCGGCCGAGGGCTCGGCGCGGTCGCATTCGTGTAGCGGTCGGCCACGTACGGGGCAACCAGGAACTCGCTGCCCCCGCGCTGCGTGCGTACGTCAGCCGGATCGTCCGCGACCGCCAGCAGCGCGATCGCGGTCTTCTGCACCCCAGCCTCACCAGGGAGGACAGTCACCCAGTCGGTCATGCCGGTACCGCCGGAGCCGTAGCCACCGCCGGGGCGGCGACCGGAACCTGCACGGCCATGACGGTGTCGCAGATCCACGCGTGGGCCCACACGGACTCGGCCACCGCCATCCACTGGTTCTGGAGACGGTCCAGGGTCTGCGTCGGGTCGGGCTGGTTCACCGCGGTCTCCCACAGGTAGACCTGCGGGGTGATGAACGCCCACACGAACCCGGCGTCGGGAGCCTCGCCAGCCGGTCCGGAGATGCCGTAGCCGGAGCCGAACGACCATGCGTTCCCCAGCGGCGTCACCATCTTCCCGGCGCCGCCCTGGGTGCCCACCAGGCCCGCGTACTGCACGGCCGCCAGGGCGGTCGAGTTGACGTGGATGACGCCGGTGTAGCCGTGCTGGTCGTGGAACGCCTGCTCCAGCGCCGAGATAGCGGCACCCGCACCCGGAGCCGTCGGCACGACGATGTTCGCCGGCGCGGTCGCGGACAGGTTCGGAACACCAGCGATGCCGCCGCCGGTCCAGATCTGCTGCTCTACCGCCCACTGCACGCCCGCGTCGTACCGCTTGCGGACCCGGCGCTTGACGTCGTCGGCGGTGGTGCCGAGGGTGCCGCACTGGTAGGTGGTGAGCAGCCAGTACGGGTTCGACTCGACGAACGCCGTGCCCGGAACGAACGGCTTCTCCGTGTGCGGC